TAGCCGAACCACATCACGACGGAACGCCGCACTGGCACCTGCTGTTATTTCTCCGCCCGGAAGAGGTGGAGCTTGCCACTGAAATTTTTCATGAGTACGCCCTCCAGGTGGATGGAAGCGAACCCGGCGCGGCTCAGTATCGTTTTACTGCCAAACCAATTGATGAAGAGTTTGGATCGGCAACGGGATACATCGCAAAGTACATCTCAAAAAATATCGACGGTTATGGAATGGATGGCGAGTTTGATCACGAGTCAGGCAAACCCGTTAAAGAGATGGCAAAGCGTGTGCGGGCGTGGGCTTCACGCTGGAGTATTCGCCAGTTTCAACAGATTGGCGGCGCGCCTGTATCCACATGGCGCGAGCTAAGGCGCCTAGGAAGTCGTGAACTTGTCTTGCACCCGGAACTTGAAGCTGCCCGTGCTGCCGCTGATGCGCCCGACTGGCCGGGATACGTCAACGCCCAGGGCGGCCCGTTTGTAACTCGCGATTGTTTGCGTGTTCGCCTCAATTACGAATACACCGAAAACGGCAATGATTATGGTGACACAGTCGCCAAAATCAGCGGCGTCTATTGTCCTTTTACGATCAGTGAATCGGTCATTTATACCCGCACCAACGATTACAAAATCGTACCGAAGCGTAAGCCATCGCCGGTCGAGAATTTGACTTTAGAGGGCCGCGGCGCGGCCCCTTGGAGTTCTGTCAATAACTGTACGGGGCGCTCCGTTTCGGTTGAAAAACCACCATCAGAAACGACGGTGCCAGTTGATAAAACTGCGCCAGACGACAGTTCAATGACAGAACTTCCGCTGAATATTGAAGATTTAAGACGATATTCACGCCAGCAAAGACAGGAGATCACCTCTAGACTGAAAAAATCCGGTAGCGAAAGCTCAGATCAAGCCTTCATGCGCACAGCGCGCGACCTGCGCGCATTGATTGATGACGAAGCCGGGCTGATGTGGGGCCCAAAAGTCACTGCTGCGAAAGATATGAGCCTGATACCGGAAGCAGCAGAGCAGCGCTGGCGTGAGCAGCTACGGATCGAGGCTCTGCGGCGAGCGGACAGTTACGCCGCAGCTGCTTCGGAATACCAAAAGAAAAAGTCAGAGGCAGCATTGCTTCAACAGAACGCCACCGCAGAGATCGGCCAAGATCAAAATTCATTGGAACAAGGTATTAGCGTAATCTCGAAGGGAATGTCTAACCATGTGATGGCGGAACTGGATAGGCGTAATATTGTTCTCAGTGACGAGGAGGCGAGAGCATTGGTTTGTGGCTGCATCCTGGCACGTGGGAAAATTGAATTTGCTATCAGAGAAGAGGGCTTGGTGGTGGAGCGCCCACATTTTAAACATGCTAACCATGCACCGGCAACACTGATTGAGCAGAATGAATTAATTAATCGGTGGCAAAGGGCTACTAGGAGAAAACTATGACAACTTTCAGTGTGGAAATTCATGAAGATATAGTGACCAGACTCAAGAGGACTACCCATCCAGAAATCATACTAGATCTTCCATCTGTACCCGAGCCTGGCGATAAACTGTGGGTAAAAAGTATGCGTGGAACGAGTATTTCTGAAACGGAAAAGTGCCTCATTGTGGATTCGTGTCGTGTATCACAATTGAGGTCGACTGTACGCTTGGTGCTGAAATTCGGCATTTCAACCAATCATGGACACGATGAATCAACTACGCAGGAAGTACTCCGCAAAAGGCGTACGCATGTACCATTACCTGAGATAGTTCGAAAAACCCGATCAGAGTTGAGACAAGAGAAGTTATTGCGGATTCGCCATCAAATGATAAGCAAATTAGAACTACTGAATAAGCTAAACAATCGCACTAACTAACCTCTGGCTAGGTACTGAGGTTGGATTCTATTGTTTGAGCTGTATCAATTCAGACTTGCTCTGGTATAGCTATGTCACAGAGCGAAACCGAACCTGATGGACAGTTCATTGAGTAAAGTGGGCATAGTAGGCATAGTAGTTGCTTAGCTGCTAATCAACATGTAATGCTGATCGTTTTAGTATTCTTTAAGATAAAATTTTATAGAAAAAATGCACAAGAAGGTGCAATATTTTTATCAATTCGATACTTCTAAAAGGAAAATTCTATGGCATTCGTTGTCGACATTCGGGTTGAGGATAATGCAGTCGCTGCTGTAGCGACTGCACAGGTTATCGCCCAGAGGTTGGGTAGTGGTCTAAGGGAAAGGTTTGAGGATTATATTCACAAACGGGAGTGCCAACCAGGCCAACAAGACTACAATACTAAGATGGCAAGTAGAGCCTTGGCTGCCTTTACCATGTATCAGTTGGGTGGAGTTGATGAAAAACATGCAGGAGAGTCAGTGTGTGATAGTAGTCATGATGGTGGCATTGACGGTATAGTAATAAATCATAATGAAAAAATTGTTGTTGTTGTTCAATCGAAATTTAATCAGGCTGGCAATGGTACTTGGAATAAACCTGATTTTGTTTGCTTTAAAGATGCTTGCGAAAAATTGCAAAATGAGCGCTACGAAATATTTGATCAAATACTTCAAGATAAAAGTTCAGACATAAGTGCAGCACTAAATTCTTTTGATTATAAATTTATCTTTGCAATGACGCATACTGGTAAAAAAGGAGCCTCTGAGGATATCTTGCGTGACATGCAGGAATGGCAAAGTCAATTGAATGCGGCTTCTTTTACGCCAGCAGATGAGCCGAAAGAGGAATGGGCATTTCAAGTTCATTTGATTTCTTCTGAGGATTTAGTACATTGGCTACAAACGGGATCAAGAGGGAAAATAGATTTGTCTGGCGTTGAGGTGGAAAGGTATGGATATCTGAATGAACCTTTTAAAGCATTTTATGGGACATTGTCAGGCGATCAGGTTGGGAGTTGGTGGAGACAGTATGGAACCCGCCTTTTCACGAAAAACATTCGCAATATGTTAGGTAAAACTGATGTGAATGAAGAAATTAAAAAAACAGCAACTGAATCACCTGATATGTTTTGGTTTTATAATAATGGGATTACAGTTCTGGTTAACGAAGTTGTGTCTCATCGAAGAAACGCGGGGGCAGGATTTGAAAGGGGATTCTTTGATTTTAAAGATGTAAGTATTATCAATGGTGCGCAGACAGTAAGTAGGATAGGAGCTGTCATGGACACTCTTGGTGATGATATTTTTAAAGTTAAAGTCCCAGCACGCTTTATTGAAATTAATAATGATGTTAATAATCTTAATGCAAACGCTATTACTAGGGCAAACAATTTTCAAAATAGAGTTTTAGGGCGTGACTTTGCATCACAGCAGCCGGATCAGCACCGTTTGGCCAGGGAGCTTATATTAGAAGGATATCAATATCAACTTTTAAGAACCGATGAGGATTATTCACAAACTAACATTAAAGTTATTGACCTAGATGAAGCCTTAAACGCGCTGGCTTGCTTAAGTAAGAATAATACTGTGGTAGCAACGTTAAAGTCAAATCGCGGCAGATTTTTCGAGAACTTTGACGGTGCCCTTTATAAATCTATTTTTAATCCACGATTAAGTGGCGCCAAGCTAATAAATTCTGTTAATCATTTTAGAGTCATAGATAAAGCAATTGGTGCAGCATTGACTGAAACAGATAAATATACTCATAGTAGGCGTCACTTGATCATAACGCATGGTAATAGATATTATGCGTCAGTGCTGCTGAATAGTGTGCCGAGCTTGAACTCTAGCACCGATAGATTAACTCCAGATATAGAAAAGTTAAACTCGGATTTGTTAGCGTTAATTTCGAGGACAGAGGCTTATATAGAAGAACACTATCCAAATGCTTATCCGGCAAGGTTTTTCGCTAATTCTGCTAAAATACAGGAATTATATGATAGGAATTAATTTTAATAGTAAAAAATATTAATGCTATATACCCAAAATAATTCGAGTTGCAGGAAGGCGGCGACGCAGTGAGCCCCCTGGAGCTTACTGAAGTAAGTGACTGGGGCGAGCGAGGAAAGCCAACGCACATGCAACTTGAAGTATGACGGGTATATATATGATCATAATGGCAAAGAGGATTTCGCTATTGCTTTGTGAAAAAATCGATAGAGTGAAATGTCTCTTTGCTACTATGTTCACGATTTCTACTTTAAGCTTGTGAACAAACAATCATTAGCACTAACTGATATGAGAAAGATTGCAAACTGTGGTTGCACAATAGTGCACAAATTTGCACAATTTTTTTGATACATTTTATCGCTATTAAGCCCATGCGGGGCACGGTCTGAGGCCGGTTTAGTGCATGCACGAAAAATGAAAGGATTGCTGCGCGCAGGTGACGGGGGGCAAGCCCCCGCAAACGGGGGTGGACAGGGCATGGGCTTAATAGGTCATTTCGCGCAATCTGCGCCACTGTAAGCGGTTATTTTTGGATTAGTGATGCGCGGAGTATGTAAGCGACAGCGGCGCACAGAGAGGCACAGGAGCGGGATTTGATTAACAGGAAATACAGGACCAGCGGTGGCGCTGGCCCGTTGTCACTGGCTGCGGTTATTTAAAAAGATTGAATGTCGTGACGGGGTTATTTGACGTCAGCAAGGAGTGCGTAAGGGTTGAAGCGGATCACTTCTTCGCCCGCCCACTCATTAACCACCTTCAGCGCTTCCATGACGGGCGTCAGCTCGTTGATGGCGTAGACCCGCGCAGCCTTCTCGATATCCCCGAAAGATCCGTTTCCCTCTGGCATGGCGCCCATCAGCTGCGGCGGGATACGGTGCGCCGCGAGTATGTCGTCCCGGGTGGCGTTCTTGATATTAATAAACTCATCTTTTGCCGTGATCTGCTGGAAAGGGAGGATTTGCACGCCGTCTTTGCCACCGCCTGGCGCATGCAGCAGCAGGTTTTTAAATGCTCCCTTACCACGCGCACCGGTCAGCGTCTCCTTGACTGCCTTCATGCTTTTATCGTCAACCTGTCCGGCGCCAATATAGACAATGCATCCGGCGTGAGATCCGTTGTCGTAATACAGCTTGCGAAACATGTCGGCAGAGTGGGCCAGGCTGGCGGCCAGCAGTGCGGCCATATATTCCGGCATGCCGTAGACCTCCTGATTGATATCAGGATTCAGAACGTGACAGACCGACCCCGATTTAAACGTATGCTCTTCTTTCCAGCGCCTGATAAACCAGTATTGATCGAGGTCAACGCTCCCGCGCCGGGTGTATTTCGCCAGTGAATGCCGGAAGGGTAGCGGGCCGCCCAGGCGGTTGCGCGGTTGCTCAAGATAAGCATTACCGAACGTGAACCAGTCGAGCGCAAACGCGGAGAAGGTCTGGCGATTAAGCAACTTATGCGGGATAAAGCACCCGGTCAGCACATTGCGTTTAAAGTACAACGCCGACTCATGCCAGGCGCTCTGGCGCGGGGCTTTAGCCAGTCCGTAAAAATCCACCGGCGTCTCATAGTATCGCCCGTTATCCATGCAATAGAGATTATCCAGCAGGTCAGCCATGTCGCGCACGGGATAAGGGCCGTCAAAGCTGAATGCTGTCAACGCGGGATCAGCCTTCAGTGACTCCGCAATGTCAGAACCGGCGGTGCTGGCCATTTGTTTTTTACCGTATTTCTTTTTCACAGTTACCATCCCATTGCGAAACCACCGCCGCCACTCTCCTGGCCCAGCGGTTCATTAATAATTGAAAGCATGGTTGCCCACGCCATATCCCCATGACTCACGCCGCGCGATCGGTCAGTTTCGTAAGTGATGAAGCCGCCTGGTGTAACGACTTTGCGAACGGCGTTAAAGGCTCTGACCAGCCCCTGCTCGCTGCGGTCATATTCCCAGCGCCCGGCGCGTATGACCTGCAACATTTTGAGGACAAGGGCGCGTTTAGATGAGAGGCTCATCTGGTAGCAAATAGCCGCCGGGAACCAGTTTTTAACAATCTGCCAGACCGCCTCCCCGACACCCTGCCCGTCAATAGCGATGTGTGTGACGTTATAGCGCTCTGCCGCCTCTTTGATGACCGCCGCCTGCTGCTCAAACTCCAGCCCCCGCAGCTGCTGTAATTCAATCGTGCGAAACCGTCCTCCGGCGACCAGAGGCGGGACAGTGACGGACAAAGCACCCGCATCACCATTACCGCTGCCGCCGTTGGCGTCATACCCCAGCCACACCTCGCGCTGCCCCATGGGGCGACCGGCGAACGGCTTCCAGTCAGGCCAGTCGTCATAACCGTCAGCGCCACAACCTAACAGCTGGCTAAGGTTAAACGCGCTCTCACCGTCTTTGACAAACTCGCACATGTAGAGGTTTTCGAACTCATCAGGGCTGTTTTCGTCCCTGATTTCGTCAATGTCGGTGTAATCCCAGCCGTTGTTGATAGCGTCCTGAATAGTGACGATCTGCCGCCAGGTTTTGTCCGGGTAAAGCACGCCGCTATGCGTTTTCTTCCAGGACACGTCGAAATCAACGCGCTGCGCTTTAGGCCGTTTCGCATTCCACCGATCCCCGGTCCAGAACTGATAGGCTTCATGGCTTTCGCTCGATGGCGTCGAGAAGTACGTGCGGGTTAAGCCTTTGAGCGTTGCCATGGCCCCGGCGACCTTGCGCAGGTTGATAAAGTTACCTGTCCAGAAAAACTCATCAAATCGCAGGTGCCCGGTGTACGACTGCGCCGTCGCCGCCGACGTCCCGAGAAAATGCAGCTCTGCGCCGTTTGACAGCGTGATTTGCTCGCCGCCTTTAAGTTCGACGTCCACCTCTTCAGCCGCTTTACGGATAAAGTTTCGAAACTGAAGCGCCTGTTTGCGGGACGCTGACAGAAAGATTTGGTTGCGCTGGTAGTCGTGCTTAACGTCCGTTCTCAGTGCGCCCAGCAATGCCTCGCGGGCAAAGTACCAGGTAGCCCCAATCTGACGGGACTTAAGGATCATCCGGTTACGTTGATCGCGCTGTTCGTACCAGCCGCGCTGATGCCATGCGAGGGAGTCGAGTATTTTTGAGCGCAGCGCCTCTATCTGCTCATCCGTAAAGTGATTTTTCTTCTTGCGGCGACTGGTTTTCTTGTTCCCGGTAGCCGCCGCATTTTGCCCGGTATCCAGCTTTTTCAGCTGCCGAGTAAGTAGGTCAATCTCTTTGAAGTCGCCGCCGGTCTTGTTGTCTTTTGCATTCAGCTGGCAAAGGCGGGCGTCAATAGACTGGGTGACGCGCTGAATCGGGGGCGTTTCGTCCCACTCGTCGCGCTTCTTCCACGAATACACCGTATTAGAGCTGATACCCATCAGCCGTGAAATTTCGGCGGGCGGGTATCCCTGCCAGTAGAGCTGTTTTGCCCGCAGTCGAATAAACGCATCCTGAATCATCACTTCCCCCTTTTGAGCAGGGAGATTACCCGCGCGCGATCTGGTCGGCGCGAGGTTTCAGGTCTGGCCGTTCTCCGACAACAAAACC